TTAAGTTAGCATCTAATATCGGTTTTATGAAATAGTCAAATGAAACATCAAAATATTCCGATAATTTTTTAAGGTTAATTGCCTTACATTCATTAGTTCCACGTTCATATTTTTGAATCTGTTGGAACGTAATATTAATTGCTTTAGCTACCCTAGTTTGAGTATAACCTCTCATAAGCCTAATCTTCTTTAATTGTAATCCTACAATCTTAGTAAAGATTAACTCATCATCTTTTTCACTTATTCTCCATTGAGCCATTAACTCAATAAGTGATTGGTTGATTTCTTCGATAGTCGTATTAGTTCTTGGTTTGTGCATTTTCTTTCTCCTTATTTAGTTTGTTATCAATTTCTTTTATTAATCTATTATTTTCATTAATTTGGGTTAATAGAATAATTTTGTAAGCATATAATTCAACACTACTTGCTTCTTCTAGATTAAGCTGCATTGTTCTCTCCTATATAGTTATATTTGTTGTTGATTCGTTCAAGCCAATCAGAATAGAAATCTAATCTATAATAGTATTCATTATAGAAATTAACCTCGTCTTGAATAAGATCAGGGTTAGTATTAGTGGACATTTCTTCTCTGTATTTAAGGTCTAAGTATTTAAACTTTAACTTTTCCATTAAATATTTGTATTGGTGTTTTTTAATTAAGGACACTATGACCTCTCGATAAAACGCATTTTCTCATAATAGACTCATACTTTGTGTCCATTGTTGGGCTAACTGACCAAAATAAAATATTACTAACAAAATTAGAATTTTCTTTTTCTAGTGTTTTACAATGTTGTAAATCATTAGTTATTTCTTTTGCTTGGTCTGTATCAAAAGTTCCTGATCTTCCAGCAGTATCTATTAAAGGTTTATACGCACACGCAGATAATAGAGTGCAAGAGATCGCTAGGGTTAGTATCGTTTTTTTCATATCTATTTTTTTCCTCTCTATAAAGTTGGTTGATGGTACTTCAAATTATGAAGTTTAAATGCCAACTCCTTTTTTTTCTGTTTCAATTTGAACAGTTTTTCCAGTAACACTTTTTCCTTGTGTGTACTCTTGTCGTACTGCTCTTGAACCTGAAACATTTTTTTTGGGTTCATTAGCTTTCCTTATTTGAGCCACTTGGTTTTCCAAGTAACTATCTACAGGATTGATTAAATCAATTTCGTCCTGTAAATCTTGTAATCCACCAAGAGTCATATCTCGGTGGAAAATCTGTTTAAACTTTTTAGCAATCTCTTTACTAAAGTTTGAGTTGTTTGGTATTCTCATTATTTGTTTTCCTTTGTTACTTTTTCTGTAGCCTTAACAAATATATCTAAAAATTCTTTTAAATCATTATCAGTTAAGTTTTTCATACTTGCAGAATGTTTATCTGCTAATTTTCTAACTTCAGTTAATGTTTTGTTATCCCAATTATTTTTCATTACTTCTCTCCCCATATTAAAGTTATTACTATAGATAATGCTAAAGCTAAATATAAATGTTCCATTTTAATTTTCCCCCACAACATATGAGTAATGATTTTGAGGGTGTGGATATAATCCTAAATCTGTAAAAAATTTTACAAATTTTACTTCAAGTTCCTGACCCAATGTCCAAAAATACTCGCTGTCATGTGATAGATAATCCCATGAGTTAGCACCGTCCATTGATAAATGAAATTTATTTTTATCATTAAGCCAGTAATAAAACCAAACCTTACGACCTAATACTTCATCAGTTGCTGAAACTTCTTTTACACTTTCTGAATTAGGACACGTTCTAACTTGAACACTTTTCTTATCCCAACCGTCAGGTAATATTTCAGTTAAGATTTTAATTAATTGTTTTTCTGTAAGTTTTTTCATTATGCTCTCTCCTTGTTATTAATTAAATGGAAATAATCACTTGGGATATAATTTTTTGGATATACACCAACTTTGTCATGGTGCGTATCTCCATGTTTTTCCATACATGGTTTGCAAAAGCTATTTGAAAAAGGGTGTGTCCAAATTTCTTTTGGTTGATCGTTACAAATTAAACATTTCTTCATTCTCTCTCCTTTGTTATTGTTTTTTTTAATTAACATATTTAAGTATTTAACTATAAAACAAGTTGTATTGCAATAGCTTTATTTATCGCATAAAACCTAGCTTTTTTAACTAATTTAACCCTTACAAGTTTTATTTCTTGTTTTATTTTCAAATCAGATATAAAAAACGAATCAATAAAGATATGAATATAAAAAAAAAAATGCTAGAGAGAACTGTCGCAAGACAAGTATTTATATTTTCATATCATAATACTTCGGCTGATCTGAATACCTCTCTCTTATTTGGGTCAGCCATTAATAGGGAGAATAGAGATGAAGCAACTAGATATATTTGATACTGACTACGAGTCTTGTAATTATACTGACACAAGCCAACAAGCACTTGCCACAATAAAACCTAAAATAAAAACTAAAAGAGAACAGGTTTATGATTTTGTAAAACTACAATCATCTACTAATTATGAAATATCAGATGAATTAGAAATGCCTTTGAGTTCTGTTTGTGGTAGGGTTAGAGAATTACAAATTTTAAATTTGGTAGAGGACTCTGGTTTAAGACGAGAAACTAAATATGGAAAACAAGCGATAGTATGGCAAAGAAAAAAGTAGCTACAAAGGACGAGAGAGAGCATATGAGCAAGGTTGCTAGTTTAGGGTGTTGGGTATGTCAAAGACCAGCTAATGTGCATCACATACGTCCCATTGGGCTAGGAATAGGCAGAAGATCAAGCCACTACGATACCATTCCACTTTGCTACGAACATCATCAAGGACAATTCAGTATTCATAACTGTAAGCAACAGTTTGAAGATATGTATGGGAAAGAAACTTTTATATTACAGGAAGTAAAAAAATTAGTAGCAGACATGGAACAAGCAAACGACTTATTTAATTTTTACAACAAACATAAGGGAGAACTATAATGGCAGAAATGAGAGATGAACACTTTGAGGTAATATCTAACAATAGAGCAAGAGAGTATGAGAAACAAAAAAAGACCACAAATATAATTAAGACTCTGTTAAACAGATATTCAAAAAAACAATTAATCGAGATGATCGAGAAAGAGAGCAATAATGGAATCTAGAAAGTCGGGCTATTTTTTAGTCTATCGTGATGTTTGGAAACACAAAGTCTTTAAGAATTTAATTCAATCTAGTATTTGGCTTTATATGATTAGTTCAGCTAGTCATCAGGATAAAACTCTAAGATTTTTAGATAGTCCAATATTTGTTAAGAGAACTGAATTAATATTTCCATTAAGAAAGAACTCTACGATTTGGGGAATAAGCTATTCTGAAATGAGAACTTTAATCCTAAGGTTGAAAAGACGAGGCATGATTAGCACTCGTTTGCACCACCTACAGCCCAGCAACAACCACCCTAGCCGAAAAATAACGATAATAAGTGTTATAAACTACGACAAATTTCAGTACGTAGATGACACGCAACCACCTACAGCCCACCTATCGCCTCATACTAATAAACAAGTAACTAATAAACAAATACTAACTAGTGAGATTAAAAAGTCTAGCAAGGAAGATTATGAAAAAGTAGGAGAAGAAGGTCATTACGTTATACTCCGAAAAGACAATAAGAAGTATTTGAAACATAAATTTAAAGATGAACCTTTGAAAGCCTATTAATGAAAAATATACTTCGTATTTTTAAATATTGCAGAAAACGTATAATTGCTTTAAGTATTGAAAATAGACAACTTAAAATGCAAATTGAATATCTTAGAGCAATAATACAATCTGACGACAATGTTAAACATTAATGCCACAATTAGAACACATTTCATATGGGAGAAAAAAGATTAAGGTTAGCTTTGAAATCCTAGAACAAATGTATGCTTATTATGAACCCAATAAAAACTTGCTTGTGATTGATAAGAGAGTAAAAGGATTAAAGCTATTCAATACGATCATGCACGAGTTATTTCATATTATAATTAATCTAGCTGATATAAATGTTAATAAACGAGGAGAAGAACCTATTGCACAGGCTATTGGAGATGGCTATGAGAAAGTCTTTAGACAGAACCCTAAACTATGGACATTACTCACAAAATTACTAAAAGTATGAAAAGCACAACTTTATCTTACATTGGACATAATGCTAATAACGATAGAAACGAAAATGATTTTTACGAAACACCATTAGACGCAATACAAGATTTAATTAAACATGAAAAATTTGATGGTAAAATTTGGGAATGTTCTTGTGGGAATGGTGCTATTTCAAAACCTTTAATTGATAATGGTTATAATGTTTATAGTTCAGATTTAATTGATAGAGGTTATGGAGATATAAAGGACTTTTTAAAAACAAATGAAAAACATGATAATATTATAACTAACCCACCTTTTAATATTGCTACAGAGTTTGCTTTACATGGATTAAATTCTATTAATAACAAAATGGCTTTATTGCTTAAATTATCATTTTTAGAAGGTAAAAAAAGATCATCTGTTTTATTTAGTCAAAATAATTTAAAAAAAGTATTAGTATTTTCAAGAAGATTAGGTTTTAAGAAAAAAGATAAAAAAGGTGGACTAATGGCTTTTGCTTGGTTTATATGGGAAAAAGATTATAATGGAAAACCTAAAATTGAATGGTTATGAAAAACGACATAAATAAGACAAATGACACAATTCAAACACAATCTATAGGACGACCTAAGAAAGAACTAGATGAAGATGTTATTGCAAAACTTAGTCAGATAGGTTGCACACAAGAAGAAATAGGTGCTGTTGTTGGAATATCTGCTAGAACACTACAAAGACGATATGCCGATCTAATACAGGATAATAAAAACATTGGTAGAAGTTCACTTAGAAAAAAACTATGGTCTAAAGCTATGAGAGGACAAGGAAACGATAAACTACTTATTTGGTTATCTAAACAAGAACTAGGTATGCAAGATAGAGTTCACACTACATCTACTGTTGAACCATTACCATTAATCATAGAAGCTAAAGCAGAAGATATAGATGGCTAAACAAAAATTTACACACTTTATTCCAAGAGATAAACCACCTAAAAGAGGTGCTGGAAAACATAAGAAGAATAAATCAAAACACGAAAAACGACAACAAAAACAAACAAGGTATAAAGGACAAGGGAGATAATATGGAAGATATAGGAGAGAATACTTTTCTTAAATTAAGAGAAGAAAAACTAAGACTCAAAGAAGAACTAGAGCAAGTAAAAATACAAAGAGATATTGCTCTTAAAAGACTTAAAAAAATATCAACAACATTAGCATCAGTAGTGGAGTATATCAATGGAAGTAAAAAGAAGTAATTTCTATCCAAATGGTGAGATAATAGATTATTCATTACCTCAATCATTTAAAAAGAGTTTAACAAAAGAAGCCTGTGGAAACTGTGGTTTATATTCTAACAGACGTAGCTTCTGTGGTAGATGGGGAAGCAAAGGTGTTAAAGATAGTTATATTTGCCATGAGTGGAGAAAAAGGTTCTTTCAAAGATAGTTTTGTGATATTTATGCCACATGGCTAAATATAAAAACAGAACTGTAAAACTTAACAAACCAATGCGTGGAGATGTTAAGAAGTTTAAGGTATTCGTAAAAGACAGAAGTACAGGCAGAGTTAAGAAGGTTAATTTTGGCTCTAAGACTATGTCTATCAAGAAGAATATTCCAGCTAGGCAAAAAAGTTTCTTTGCTAGATTCAGACCTATATTAGCTAAAGTTAAAGGTCAGAAGAATTTAAGTCCAGCATATTGGGCAATACAATCATGGAAAAAAGGGTTTAAAGTATGATTGATAGATTTTTATATAAATTCTTTAGCTTATTAGATGATTTCTTTGATAAGTTTATTTCAGATGCACCTAAAAAAAGGAAAAAGAAATGAGAGATAACAAAGTATTAGAGTCGTTTAAAAAAAAACTAGAAAAGAATTTAAAAGAAATGAATATCTTTAAGCATTTAAGACAAGAAGTAAATCATGGTGCTAATGGTACACAAGGCTATGTAATTAAAAAAGGTATTAACAAAGGTAAAGTTGCTAAATGAGGTTAAACATGAATTATTATTTTACAGGTGTTTTGATTGTTCTGATGTTTCTTCTAACTTTGTTAGAACCAGCATATCCTGACTCTACACAATCAAATGTAAGTGGTAGCAATACTGCAATCGAGGGTGGATATACATCTTCATCTAGTACAACTTTTCAATCAGGTTCATCATCAAACACTACATCTAATTCTACCAATCATTCTAATATTAAATCAGCACCACCAACAGCTTCTGCACCATCATTCTCTGCTCAATCACAAGACGTTTGTGCAACAGGAGTATCAGTAGGTATTCAAACATTTGGTACAGGATTTTCAGGGGGTAAGACTAATAGAGATATGAACTGTGAAAGAATTAAGTTAGCTAAAGTTCTTTATGACTTTGGAATGAAAGTAGGAAGTGTGGCTTTATTGTGTCAAGACGAGAGAGTCTTTGAAGCTATGATTAATGCTGGAACACCTTGTCCTGTAGATGGTAAGATAGGTAATGAAGCATTAAAGATTTGGAATAGATATGAATTTGAAAGACCAGATTATGAAACTTATGTTAAAAGAATTAAAAAGAGAGAAGTAATAGATAATAAAATAAACAAAGAAGAAGCTAAAAGATTAGAATTACATACTAAATGATTTGGATAATAACATTAATAATAGGATTTGCTTATGCGAATTATCTCTCTGATAAGTGGGCTAATGCTCTTAACCCTTACAATTTCAGCAGAAGAAATAACAACAGATAATCTAATTAGCCAAGACTTCACAGATGGCTCATGGAATAATCCTGTAAATAGTTGGCACGCACCAAACGACTTAGCTGGTTGGAATGGATTAGAACATACAACAGAAGTTACTTACACACCTGAAACAGAAGCATTAAAACAAAATGGATTTGAGATGAATGCTGGTGGAGAAATATTTCATTGGTACAACGGACAAACAGTTCATGTTAATCAATCAGTAACATTAGATAATGGAACTGTATTTGAGCAAACAAAAAGCTATACAGCTTCAAGAGGTACAGTACATGATGTAGAAAATACTATTGTTATTAATTCTAATACAAGTGAGTCTTATGATTTAGGTATGGGAATATTATTTGAAGATACTAGAGGTCAAGTAGGACATTACTCTGCTGATTTCCGTGACCCTTTTATAACCCTTACTTATGATGACACAGTATTTCAATTAGATGAAGTTGTAGAACAAGAACTAACAGATTTATTTACTGAATTTAAACCAGAAAAAGATTTAAAATTAGAGGAAACATTTAAAGTAGTTGAGTTGTTTAATGACCCTATTGAAATGAAAGAAGAATTAAAGATTGAAGAATTTACAGAGATAGTATCTATGCCAGAAAAAGAGCCTGAAGTAATTGAAGAAATGCCAAATGTTACAGAAGAAATTGTAGAAGAAAAACCAGAAGAAGAAGTAATTACAGAAGAAATTATTCAAGAAGCTAAAGAGGAAATACCAGAAGAAACTAAAGAAGAAGAAGTTATTGAGGAAGCACCAAAGGAAACCACAGAAGAAACACCTAAAAAAGAAATTAAAACAAAGGTAGCAAGTAAGAAAAGCAAGAAACCTAAGATAGATAAGATTATGGCTAAAGTAGATGCACAAGTAAAAGATAGTGCTAAAAACTTAGTTATTAAAAACATTATTAAATTAGATGCTATGCAGAACGATCAGGCTTCATTAGTTGATTACAATAATGCTGTATTTTATACACCTAAAGATATTTATTTGAATCAGATTGAGATATTTGATAATAGGTCTATCTATAAGAATGTTGATTTAGTTCAATATATTGATAATGATATAATGGAGATCAAGATTAAAAAATTAAACGAAATAAAGTATAAGAAAAGAATATTACTTTTAGAATTACAGGAGTTGAAAAATGGTTAAAAATATTAAAGATAATCTAACAAACATAGTAGTCATCTTAGGACTTATAGCTTCTATTGGTGCTGGATTTACAAAGTTTGCTAAGATGGAATCTACAATCGAGCAACTATCAAATCAAACTGCACCAGATTTACAAGGCATAGATAATAATAGTTTTGCTATCATAGATATAGATAAGCAAGTGGCTATATTACAAAAAGAAATTGAAGTATTAAAATTAGAAATATCTGAGATTAAAGAAAGCAACAAAAACCCACTTCAATAATGCACTATGTATTAGCCTTTAGTATCTGCTCTGCAATCACAGGCTTTTGTAATAGTACATCATTAGTTCCTGTGAAGTTTAATACATGGTCTGAATGTGTTATAGGTGGAAGTCAATTAACTATTGAATATACAATTAAAATGGAAGAAAAAATAAATAAGGATAAACTCTATATCACTTATTTCTGTAATGAAAATATCTCTGACAAAACCCCAACTTAAAGTATCATCTAGTCAAGCAAGGTTTAGAGTTCTTATAAGTGGTCGAAGATTTGGTAAAACTTATCTATGTATTACCGAGATGATGAAGTACGCAACAAAGCCTAAACAAAAGATATGGTATGTTGCACCTACCTTTAAGATGGCGAAAGAAATCGTATGGGCTAATCTAAAAGAAATGCTTAATCAGTTTAACTGGATAGAAGATATAAACGAAACAAGCATGACTATCACAATAAGACAATCCAATAGCACAATCTCATTAAAGGGTGCTGATAATTATGATTCATTAAGAGGTAGTGGATTAGACTTTTTAATTTTAGATGAGTTTGCAGATATAGATAAACGAGCATGGTTTGAAGTATTACGTGCTTCTGTTGCAGATACTTTAGGGAAAGTTCTTATGTGTGGAACTCCAAAGGGATATGGTAATTGGTCTTATGAAATGTATTTAAAAGGTAAGCAAGATAAGGAATGGGATAGCTATCAATATACTACTATTCAAGGTGGTATGGTGTCTAAAGAGGAAATAGAACAGGCTAAACAAGATATTGATATTAGAACTTTTAGACAAGAGTTTGAGGGTACATTTGAGAACTATGCTGGTTCAGTTTATTATAACTTTCACCCAGTTGAGAATGTAGTTAAAAAAGAAATTGATTGGGAGAAGCCTTTACATATTGGAATGGACTTTAATGTCGATCCCATGAGTGCTTGTGTTGCACAATTAGACAAAGATAAAATATACTTTCTTGATGAAGTTATTATTTATGGAAGTAATACAGATGAAATGGTGCAAGAATTAAGAGATAGATATGGCACAAAGATTCCAATAATCATATATCCTGACCCAGCTTCTAAACAAAGAAAGACATCTGCTGGAGGTAGAACTGATTTAAGTATCTTACAAAATGCTGGTTTTAAAGTTAAAGTTAAGAATAAACACCCAGCTATTAGAGATAGGGTCAATGCTGTTAATAGTAAGCTAAAAGATTCTAATGGCGAAAGACATATTTTTGTTTCACATTCTTGCAAAACATTGATAAAAGGTTTACAAAGACAAATATACAAGGAGAATACAAATATTCCTGATAAGGAAGATGGCTTCGATCATATGAATGACGCACTTGGTTATATGATTGATTACTTAAAGCCATTAACTACACAGGTAAGATTTAACCCTCCTTCAAGATGGACAATGAAATAAATTATGGCATACACTAGAGATCAAGCAATCGAAACCCACAAAGATTACGCAGAAACAATTAATAATTGGGAATACTATATCCGATCTTATAATGGTGGTTATGACTATATGACAGGACAGTATCTTAGCAGATACAATTTAGAATTAGATAACGAGTTCAATCAAAGACTAGCTAACACTCCATGCGACAATCATTGTAAAAACATCATTCAAATATACTCATCATTTTTATTTAGAGTTAGACCAAGTAGAGATTTTGGTTCTATGCAAGACGAGGCTTCATTACAAAACTTTTTAAAAGACGCAGACTTAGAAGGTAACAATTTAAACGCAGTAATTAAACAGGCTCAAAACTATGCTTCAATCTATGGTCAATGTTTTATGATTTTAGATAAGCCTAATATTCAAACTAATACAGCAGCAGAAGAATTAGACCAAGACATCAGACCTTACTTATCAATCGTTACTTCTGAAAATGTTTTAGATTGGAACTATGTTAGACAACCTAATGGTAAATACGAACTAGACTATTTAAAAATTAGAGAAGAAGTTGATAGAGATGGTGGTACTTACATGAGGATTTGGTACTTAGATAGAATTGATACTTTGTATATGCCAGAAAGAGAAGAACCTAAATTAATTGATAGTGTTCCTAATACGATTGGTAAAATACCAGCAGTTATTTTATATAATTCTAAATCACACAAAAGAGGAATAGGTCAATCAGATTTAACTGATATAGCTGATCTACAAAAATCTATTTACAATGAATACTCTGAAATGGAACAATTAATCAGATTAACTAACCACCCATCTTTAGTTAAGACTCCAAGTGTTAATGCAAGTGCTGGTGCTGGTGCAGTTATTGAAATGCCTGATGAATTAGAACCAAACTTAAAACCTTATTTATTACAACCATCAGGTTCTAGCTTACAATCAATAATGGATTCAATTAACAACAAAGTTGAATCTATAAATAGAATTGCACACACAGGTGCTATTAGAACTACAAAGACAGGGATTAGTTCAGGTGTTGCATTACAAACTGAATTTGAATTACTTAATGCTAGACTATCTGAAAAAGCTGACAACTTACAAATTGCAGAAGAACAATTATTTAATCTATATGCTATGTTCCAAAACACTACATTTGATGGTGAGATTAATTACCCAGATTCATTTAACATTAGAGATTACGCAACTGATCTTATGTTCTATCAACAAGCAAAAGCAATCAATGTTCAATCTCCTACATTAATGAAAGAGATAGATAAAGAAATAGCTAGAGCAGTAGTTGATGATGATGAAAAACTAAATGATATATTTAATGAGATAGATAGTAATTCAGAAGTTGGAGAATTTACACAAGACGAAGTAGAACAAGAATCTGTAGCTGAAGAACAGATATAAAAAAGGCGACCATTAAGATCGCCTATTTCATTAGTTAGTTAATTATTAAGAATTAAATTCTAAAGTTCTAACACCATTTACAGGCTCAGAAAATTTACCAATTTCAGAAAATAATAAATTTTTTTGTGTCCAATTTTTCCAAGTATCAGATAAATATTTACTACATTCATTAAAAGTATAAGTGTCATTTAACTTTTTAGTAATGCTTTTAGATTTATCTATATGATTTATATAATCCATATAACACACACTATCTTCTTCATCTCTATTTTGACTTGTAGCTTGATTTACTTTTTGACCATTTAAAACAATCTTTTGTTCAGTACCTTTTATGTAATTTTTAATACTAATTGTTTCTCCTGTATTTTTGTAAAAGTGAGTTGTTTCTTCTTTTTGAACAACTCTTACCCAACCATAGTTGTATGTTCTTACAGTATTTCTTCTGCTGATTATTTTATTGTTTAGTTTTATTAAGTATTTCATTTTCTCTCTCCTTTTATTTATCTATAAAATCTATAAAAAATTGATATAAAGGTCAAATAAAAACGAGCATAGTATTTACTAGCTTTTTGGAGTATATATTAGAACATAATTAGAACAAAATGGCAGACATAATCAAAGAGGCAACTGAATACCGAATCAAGCAAATAGAACTTGCAGAAGCTAAATATTACGAAACCTTAATTAAAACATTAGACAAGATAGAAGCAGAAGTAGTTTCACTTGCTGGAAGATTACCTACAACAGATGGCAAGTTAATAGAACTACAATCAGCTATTGCTATTAGACCACAGATAAAAGCTATTCTTGAAAGAGAATATTTAGCATGGTCAGATACAGTTGTTAGAGAAGGCTTTAACAAACAAGCTAAAAGAGTTGAAAAATCATTTAAAGCAATATTAGAAAAAGCTAGAATAAGAAATAAACTTTCAGCAGAAGATTTAGCAAAGTTTTCTGAATTAACTAAAGGCGATTTAGCATTAGTTCAAAATTTAAAACAACAATACTTTACACAGTTCAAAGATGTATCAAATACATTTACAAGAAAGCTATCAGAAAAAGTTTATCAGAATACATTAGTTGGTTCAGATTTTACAGTATTAGAAAAAGAACTTAGACAAACTATTAATGGAATATATGCTAGTTCTGATGACCCTGAAATTCAAAGATTAGTTACTTATATTAAAAGAAATCAAAATTCAGACAATGCTACAATTCAAGCTAAAGTTGATAAGTCTGTTCAAACATTACAATCTAAATTTGCTAGAGATCGTGCTGGAGAGAACATGAAACGATATGCTGGACAAATTTTAAATGATTCTTTAAGAGATTTTGACGCAACCTTAAACCTTAACAAGTCGCAAGATGCTGGTTTAACTTATGTCAAATACTATGGAGATGTAATTCCAACAACTAGAGAGATTTGCAGAAATGTAATTAATGGAGTATATAACAAACGACAAGGTGGACTTTTTACCATTGATGAAGTGAACGCACTTTGGAATAGTAGAAGTTGGAAGGGTAAGAAGTCTGGTAATCCTCTAATAGTTCGTGGGGGTTATAATTGCAGACACCAATGGAGTTATGTCAATCCTGATTGGTATGACGAAGCTGGAGAACTAATAATATAAACAAACAAGGAGTCTTACATGACGCAAGAAAACGAGGTTGTTCAACCGATAACTGAACAAACAGAAGCACCTACTGAAACAAAAGTAGAAGCAACACAAGAAGTAAAAGAAATGAAATTTACACAAGAGCAACTTGACAAAGTAATTTCATCAAGACTTGAAGCTGAAAGAAGAAAATACGAAAAGAAACTTCAAGAAGAAGAAAACCAAAAAGCTGAAATAATTAAACAGAAACAATTAGAAGAAGCTAAAACTAAACAAGACCTTGAAAAGATTATGCAAGATAGATTATCTGAAAAAGAAAAGGAATTGCTTACTTATAAAAATCAAATCAAAAAAGAAAAGGTTGATAACTCTATTCTATCTGTTGCTTCTTCAAACAAAGCTATTAGTCCAGCACAAGTAGTTGCTTTATTAAAAGATGAAGTAAAATATACTGATGATGGAAGAATAGAAATAGTTGATAATAATTCTAATGTGAGATATAACTCACAGGGTGAACTTTTGACAATCGAAGATAGAGTAAAAGAGTTCTTAGATAGCAACCCACATTTCCGTCAAGGGTCGTTGTCTGGTTCAGGAAGCCAGAGTGCTATCGGTGGTAAAACTGTTAAACCCTTCAATTTACAGGACTTGGACTTAACAAAGCCAGAAGATCGTAAAGCCTATCAAGAATATAGGAAGAAACGAGATTCAGGTGCTGTTGAGATTAACTTAAACAAATAATAATAGGATAATATCATGGCTAACGAAAGCACAAGTTCTACACTATCGGAACTATACACAGAGATAGTAGCAGAGGCTCAATTTGTAGCATCTGAAAAATCCATTATGAGAAACTTAGTTAAAAACTATGCGATCTCTGGTGGTGGAAAAGCAGTTGAAGTTCCTGTCTATGCACAAGTAAGTGCAGCAGCAGTTTCTGAAGCAACTGACTTATCTAATACAGCGATTGACCCAACATCTGTAACTATTACAGCATCAGAAGTTGGTGTTATGACTACTCTAACTGACTTAGCAAGAAACTCTGCACCAAGAAATGTTGCAGCAGACATTGGTAAGTTATTCGGAGAAGCACTAGCAAGAAAACAAGACGCAGATTTAATTGCATTGTTTGATGGCTTTAGTGTAACTCTTGGAGATGGTACAACAGCAATCTCTCCAGCAGTAATCTTTAATGCTCTTTCAACTTTAAGAGCAAACGCATTACCAGCTAACGAGTGTGCAGTTGTAGTTCACCCTAAAATCGCTTACGATCTAAAATCTGGCTTAACTAATACTTTTGCTGGTTTAGATACTGAAACTTCAAACGAAGCACTACGTGCTGGTTTTGTTGGTACTCTTGCTGGTATGAGAATATTTGAAACTTCAAATATGGCTAATACTGGTACTGCTGGTGATTACAAAGGTGGTGCGTTCCATAAAGATGCACTAGCAATCGCAATGATGCAAGACGTTAAAATCGAAACTCAAAGAGATGCTTCTCTAAGAGCAGACGAAATCGTTGCTACATCAGTATATGGTGTTGGAGAAATCCATGACTCATATGGTGTAGAATTACATCACGATTCATCTATTCAATAGTAATTGAATACTTTGTGGGGGCTAGAAATAGCCCTCGCAATTAACTTATAGGAGAATAAAATGGTAAAATTAGTATTATCAAATGAGAAGATGGTTACTTTAAAAAGAGGTAACAAAACAATCACTAGAAGTCAGTTAGATTATGAAACTAATAAAGTGATGTATGATTTTAGAGGTTTTAAACCTGTTCAAGATGTTGTAAAAGAAGTTAAAGAGGTTAAGCAAGAAATTATCGAAGAAGTTAAACCTAAGAAACGTAATACAAGAAAGAAAAAAGATGAACAAGTGGATTTGGCTAAAGACTAAAAAGAAAGTTAAATGGATTTGGGTTAAATCTAAAAATAATCCAATGTATTCTATTCCTTTAGCTTGTTTAATAATTTATTTAATTTGGAAGTAACATATGGCTAATTATACAGGTGCTGACGTAATAACTGCAAGTGATGTAACTAAATATCAACCAGACGCATTTGATTTTGGTATTGCTTCAACTGACACAGAAGCAGTTAATTTCTTTGTACAAACTACTAACGATATATTCAGACAATTAAGAATAGAGTGGTGGCAAGTATATAAGACTAACATATTCACAGACATCACAGTTCTTAATACTGCTGAAATGGTAAATACAAAAGTTAATTTAGATCAGTTTGAACGTGCTGGTGTTTATCTATTTTTGGGAAGATTCTTTTTACCAGCATTAACTAAATTCAGACCAGAAACAGAAAAAGATAGATTTGAAAGAATGGCAGAATATTACATGAGTCAATACAACATGGAATGGAGAATGATCTTAGAAGATGGTGTTGAGTATGATACTGATGCAGATGGAACTATTGTATCAAACGAAAGAGAGCCTTTGCATGGATTCAGAAGATTGATTAGATAATGGCAATAGAGTTAAAAATCAAAACTAATTCAGATTTGGTTAAAAAGCGATACGCAAGAATACAAAAGAAATTTAAAAGCATTATAGAAAAAGGAATACTACAAGCTGGTTTTCAATTACTAGATATTATCAGAACTAAAACTTCAAAAGGATTAGACTTTAGAGGCAGACCTTTTGCACCTTACTCACAAGGGTATATAAACCACTTACAAAAAAAAGGCTATCCAACAAAAGTAGATTTATTTTACTCTGGTAGAATGTTGAGTGCTTTAACTCCATCTGGTAAAACTATAAGAAAAACAGGGACAAATAAAGTTAGTGTTAATTTTAGTAATTCACAAATGCGTCAAAGAGCAATATTTAATCAAGTATTAGGTAAAACAAAACGTGAATTTTTTGGATTTGATGATAAAACTGCTAATATAATAAGAAAACAATTTAATAGATTTGTAGCAAAAGAATTTAGGAAAGCAAGAATATGAGTGTAAGAGAAAACATAGCAGCTAATTTATTAACAGTAATATCTGGTATATCTAGTCCAACAATTAAGAAGGCTACTAGACAACCTTTTATTTTAGATGAATTATCTGAACAACAATATCCAGCAGTAATAGTTCAAACATCAGAAGAAAATAGAGATGATAGTGAACTTGGAAGTGGTGCTAAAACAAGACATGGTACGATTGATTTTGTAATACTAGGTTTTGTAAAGGGTGCAGATATTAATATAGATACTAAAAGAAATGAATTAATAACAGCTATTGAAACTGCAATAGAAACTGATATTACCAGAGATGGTAATGCACTTGATTCGGAAGTCATACAAGTAGAAACTGACGAGGGTAGTTTATTTCCTGTTGGTGGAATAAGAATGACAATCAGATGTATGTACGAATATCAATCAGGAACACCATAAGGAGATAACCAATGAGCCAACTAGATAAATTACTAGATAAAATTACTAAGAAAGTAGATCAAGTAGAAAAACTGCATGATAAAGAATCATTACTTTGTGAAGAAGTTAAAGATTTAATTGAAGAAATAAGAGAAAACCATGTAGAGGAAGATCATACTTGGGAAGAAGATGACGATAACTTAGAAGAAGATTTTGATGAAGAAGATGAGGAAGATATTGACGAAGAAGAAGATAAATAGTAAAAGGACTTATGGCTAAAGACATTAAATTATATAAAGGTAATTCAGAGATTACGATTAATGAAACAAACCTTGAACATTATTTAAAACTTGGCTATAAGCAAGAGCAAGAAACTAAACAAACTAAATCTAACAAGGACAAAAAGACATGGCAACACATCACGGAAAAGAAGGAGTTGTAACAGTAGGTGGAACAGCAGTTGGGGAACTAACTAGCTTTACACTTGAAACTACAGGAGATGTTGTAGAAGATACTGCTTTATCAGATGGAACTAAATCATTTGTAACAGGTAGAACTTCATTCTCTGGTACTTTAGAAATGCACTTTGACGAATCTGACGCACAACAAGAAACTTTACTTGCTGGTGCTTCTATCTCATTTGTTTTATTACCAGAAGGTAATACTTCAGGAGATGCAAGTTACACAGGAACAGGTATTGTTACTGGTATGAGTATCAATAACTCAATGGACGCAATCGTTTCAAGAACTGTAACTTTTCAAGGAACAGGTGCTTTAACAATAGGAACTGTATAAATCTAATTTATGTCAGTTATTGATAGAGTAAAAACTCATTTTGAAACTCTTAAAACTACTACTATTGAAGTAGAACAATGGAAAGACGAGCATGGAAATGCTAGTGTATTCTATTCAGAGCCATTAACCCTTGAAGAAAAAAACATTATCTTTAAGAAGTCTAGTAATTTTCAAGACTTAACTGTTCTTGTTGATTTACTTATAATGAAACTCCAAGTCAAAGATGACAAAGGAGAAATGATTAAAGCCTTTAGTCCTGAAGATAAATTTGCTTTAAGAAAAAAAGCAGACTCAAATGTTATATCTAATATTGCCAATCAAATACTTTTAGATACTAATTACGAGGACGCAGAAAAAAAGTAGATAGCGACCCTGATGTTAGGTCGCTTTTAATTATAGCAGAACGATTACATCTCACAATCCAACAAGTTCTTGATATGCCAGTAAGCCATTATAATCTTTGGTTAGCATACTTGAAAAAAGAACAAGAACAGTATAAAACAAAACAATCGTTATCAGAAGCAAGGAAATTTAAGTAATGGCAAATCAAAAATTATTAATTGATATAATCGCAAATGATAAATCTAAACAAGCCTTAAATGGTGTTCAAAAAGGTTTATCAAGATTAAAAAATTCTGTCTTTAATCTTAGAAATGCTTTTTTAGGTTTAGGTGCTGGATTAGTAGTTAGAAATTTAGTTAATACAGGAAAAGAATTAGAAAATTTAAGAGTAAGATTAAAGTTCTTACTTAAAGATACAAACGAGGGTGCAAAGGCATTTGATAATATGACCAAGTTTGCATCTAAAGTTCCATTCTCATTAGAACAGATTCAATCAGGTGCTGGTATTCTTGCAACAGTAACAGATAATGCTGATGACTTACAAGAAATGTTAGAGATAACAGGTAATGTTGCAGCAGTTACAGGATTAGATTTTAGAACAGCTTCAGAACAAATACAAAGATCATTTAGTGCTGGTATAGGTGCAGCAGATTTATTTAGAGAAAAAGGTGTTAGAAATATGCTTGGATTCCAAGCTGGTGCAACTGTATCTATCGAAGAAACAGTAAAAGCATTTGAAAAAATATTTGGTAAAGGTGGAAGATTTGGAAGTGCAACTGATGAATTAGCAAATACATTTGAAGGTACTCTATCAATGATTGGAGATAAAATATTTAACTTTAAAAAAGTATTATTAGAAGCTGGATTCTTTGAAGAACTTAAAAATCAATTTGGAGATTTAGATAAATTCTTGGAAAATAATTCTCAAAAGATAGATGAAGTAGCAACAGCAGTTGGTAAAAATTTAGCTAATGCAGTTGTGGGTGCAGTAAAACTAGGGAAAGATTTAGTTCCATTTTTATCAAAAGTTAAAGATCAGTTAATAGGACTTAAAGAAACATTTGATACTTTACCAGCAGTAATGAAACAAGCTGGTATTATAGGTGCTTTGATGCTTGGTAAAAAAGGAATACTAGGTTTAGGTTTAATATTAAAAGCAATAGAAAAAGCAGATGAATTTGGAGAAAAATATGGAAACAAACCTTTAGTATTTCCTGAAATAAAACCATTTGAAAGTGAATTATCAATACCAATAGAACAAGAAGCAATTAAAAAGATAAATGAAGAATTAGAATATACTAATATGATGATGAGAGAATTTGAACATGAAATGTCTGTTAGTGTTCCTTCAGCTACACAAAAAGCATTAGAAAGATTTAAAGAATTAAATTCTGGTGCATTAGAAAAATTTAAAACTAAAACAGAAAACATTAGAGATATTATTATAGATACAGTTGATAGTGGTATTACAAATATGTCGAGAGGTTTAGCAGTAGCTTTTGCAACAGGAAATAAATTAACTGATGTATTTAAAAACATGGCTAGAACTTTAGCAATAAATGTATTAAGTGCTTTAATAGAAATAGTTGCAAGAAAAGGTGTTGAACTTGCTATTGAAAAACTAATTACTAAAGAAAAACAAAAACAGAGGGCTTATTCAATGGGTGGTGGTGCAGATATAGGTGGTTCTTTATTTGGTATGGCTAAATCATTTTTAGGCTTTGCAAAAGGTGGTGCAGTATCTAAAGGACAACCAATCGTAGTTGGAGAACAAGGTGCTGAATTATTTATACCTAACTCATCAGGACAAATTACACAAAATGCTAGAGGAACAGGTGGTGGTGCAACAACAGTTAATTTTAATATCAATACAGTAGATGCTTCAGGCTTTGAAGATTTATTAGTTAGATCAAGAGGAACTATTACACAATTAATTAATAGTGCTGTAAATGAAAGAGGGAGTAAAAATTTAATCTAATGTCTGGTGCTTTTCCAATATCAACTGCTAAGTTTGGAACTTTAGGAATAAAGTCAATTCAAAATACTATTATCTCAAAAACTGTTTCAGGTAAGAAACTTGCAAGACAAATAGACAATCAAAGATGGGCATTTTCAGTTCAAATTATTACAGCTAAAAGATCAGATGTTTATGGAGAGTTAATGGCATTTATAATTAAACAAAGATCAGGCAAAGAAAACTTTACAATTATCCCACCAGAAGTAGAAGATGCTAGAGGCACAGCATCAGGTACTCCACATGGTACAGCAAGTGCTGGAGATACTTCAATTACATTAGGTGGTACAGGTACAGGCACATTAAAAGCTGGAGATATGATTAAATTTGCTAATCATTCTAAAGTTTATATGGTCGTTGCAGATCAATCAGATATTTCAACAGGAACTTTAACAATAGAGCCACCTTTAACAACAGCAGTTTCTTCTTCAGATATTCAATATGATAATGTTCCATTCACAGTACACTTAACAAATGATGTTCAAGAATTTGGTGTATCTGGTGCAGATAAAGATGGTAATTTATATTATGAGTATCAATTTGATGTTGAAGAATCCTTATAGATGAAATACAAAGTAAAATATTGGATTAGTGTTGATTTTTTAGCAGAAGAAATAATAGAAGCTGATGATTTTAATGCTCAATCCTTGAATCAAGGTAAGTATAGTGAACCATCTAAAAATGCCACTTATACTGTCAATGATGCAATAAAAATTAATAGAAGAACATTTGAGGAATATGACGAGAAGCCTAACAACAGCGATAAAGAACGAACTAGCAACAAATGATATTAGACCAATCCATCTTATCACTATTGGGTTCTCTACTCCTATTAACATTACTGATTGTTCTTTTCCATTAACCTCATCAGTATCAGGTTCATCAGTTACTTATAATGCTTCAGATCATTTATTAGGTATATCTGACTTTTCCGAACAAACAGATGTAAGTAAATCTAGTATTACTTTAACTTTATCTGGTGCAGATCAAACTTATATATCAACAGTATTAAATGAAAATGTTATTAATAATACTGTAACTATTTTTAGAGGTTTATTAGATGATGATAATACAATATTTAATGACCCTTTTTTACTTTACAAAGGAAGTATAGAAAACTTTGAAATACAAGAACAAACAAAATCAAGCACACTATCATTATCTATTGTATCTCATTGGGCAGATTTTAATAAGAAGAATGGTCGTAAAACAAATAACACTTCACAACAAAGATTCTTTAGTACAGATGTTGGAATGGATTTTAGTTCTCAAACAGTACAAGATATTAAATGGGGTAGATCATAATGCAAGACATTATCTCTCTTTATAGAAATTATAACAGATACAATGATTGTTCAGATAATGATTTGATTAACCATCTTATGCCAAGCATATCTTTAAATCAGTTTAAGAAACACTATGATAATAATAAATTAATAGGATTTACTAATTGGGGTTTATTATCTGATGAAGCACATAATCAATTTAAACAAACAGGATTAATAGATAGTAAGGATTGGAAATCAGGAAATAATCTTTGGCATATAGAAACAATATGTAAATATAATCTTAAAAATATTATTAAGTGGACTAAGTCATTTTTAACTAAACAATTTGGAATAGGTAAAGAGATTAATTGGATAAGAATTAAAGATAATAAAATTGTTAGAATTGTAACAAGAACAACTAAAGAGGCTTGGTTATAATGGGTGGATTTGTAGGTAAAGTTGTAGGTACTGTCGCTAAAGCATCAAAATTCTTTGGAAACATGAATCCTTTAGTGTCTTTAGGTATAACTTTATTTATATCATGGGCATTAAGACCTAAAGTTCCTGACATTCCTGATTTTGGAACTAATCAATTTGATGATTTTGAAAGAGGTATCTTACTTAACAAACAATCTAATGACTCAAACATTCCTGTTATTTATGGAGAAAGACTTACAGGTGGAACTAGAGTATTCATGGAAACTTCTGGAACAGATAACACCTATTTATATATGTCTATCGTTATGGCAGAGGGAGAAATAAACGATATAGAGGAAATATTAGTAGATGATAAAGTAGTTACTTGGGCAAGTGCCTTATCTGATGGAACAGAAGTAGAAGTAAATAGTTCAGATTCTAATTTTTATAAAGACTCAACAAGTTTAATTAGAGTACAACCTTTTTATGGAACAGATGGTCAATCAGCATCTAGTTTATTATCAACATTGGATAATTGGGGAACTAACCATAAACTATCTGGTCTTTGTTATCTAGCTATAAGGTTTAAATGGAATCAAGACGCATTTACAGGAGTTCCAAAAGTACAAGCTAAAATTCAAGGTAAAAAAGTTAAAACATATAATGCAAGTTTAGTTGAACAAACTGCAAGTTATTCTACAAACCCATCATGGTGCTTATTAGATTATTTAACAAACGCAAGATATGGAAAAGGATTAGCAATTAGTGAAATAGATTTACAATCTTTTTATGATGCTTCTTTAATTTGTGAAACACAAGTTACACCATATTCTGGTGGTAGTGATATAAACATATTTGATATTAATACTGCAATAGATACATCAAGAAGTATTTTAGATAATGTTAGAGAGTTCTTAAAAGGTTGTAGAGGTTATTTACCATACAATGCTGGTAAGTATAATTTAATTATAGAAACAACAGGCACAGCATCTATTACATTAACAGAAGATAATATTATAGGTGGTTATTCATTATCTACTCCAACAAAAAATGACAGATATAATAGAGTTATAGTTGGATTTGTAAATCCTGATAGAAATTATCAAGTTGATGAAGTTCAATTTCCACCAATAGATGATTCAGGATTACCAAGTGCAGATCAACATGAAACAATGAAAACTGCTGATGGTGGTTTTTTATTAGAGGGTAGATTTGATTTCACAACAATAACTTCACAATACCAAGCTGAAGAAATGGCAGAGGTAATACTTAGAAGAAGTAGAGAAGCATTATCTTTAGGTATCAATGTTGATTTTAATGGTTATGATTTAGCTATTGGAGATATAGTTAATATTACACATTCAAGTATTGGTTTTTCTGCTAAACCTTTTAGAGTGATTGGAATTACTTTTAATCAAGATTTAACTGTAGGTTTATCATTGGTCGAATACCAAGCTAGTCATTATACTTGGGCAACAAAAGTACAAGCAACAACAGTACCATCAACTAATTTACCTAATCCATTTAATGTTCAACCACCAGCAAGTGTAACACTAGATGACCAATTAATTGAATACAATGATGGAACAGTTATTGTAGCTTTAGATGTTACTATTGGTGCAAGTCCAGATAGCTTTGTAGATTTTTACCAAGTAGAATATAAATTAAGTTCAGATTCAAATTATATTATTTACGCACAAGGTTCAGGATTAAATCACAGAGTCTTAAACGTAATTGACCAACAAACTTATGATGTAAGAGTTAAGGCAGTTTCAAGTTTAGGTACATCTTCAACTTATGTAACAGCACAAAGAACAATCATTGGTGCTATTGCACCACCAAGTGATGTAGAAGATTTTTCATGTAATATTGTTGGACAAGAGGCTCATTTAAGCTGGAATCAAATACCTGATTTAGATTTAGCATACTATCAATTAAGATTTAGTGAAGAAATAGATGGAAGTGCAGATTGGCAAAACTCCGTTAATTTAGTTTCTAAAGTATCAAGACCAGCAACTTCAATTTCTGTACCAGCTAGGGCTGGAACTTATCTTATTAAAGCTGTAGATAAATTAGGAAACTTTAGTTCTAACGCAACTGCTATTATTTCTAATGTAACTGATGTTGTTAATCATAACGCAGTAGCAAGTCAATCAGAACACCCTGACTTTTTAGGAACTTTAACAAATACAGTTATAGCAGATGATTCAATTAGATTAGATTCTTCAGAATTGTTTGATAGTGGTAGTGGTAACTTTGATGATGAAACAACTAGATTTTTTGATTCTGGTGTAAGTAATGCTGACTTCTTTGCAACAGGTAATTATGAATTTGCAGATGTTATTGATATTGGTGCAAAACATACAGCTAGAATTACAGCATCATTAACTCAAAGTTCAGATAACCCTGATGACTTATTTGACAATAGAACAGGATTATTTGATACAGCTTCATCTAACTTTGATGGAGATACACCAGCAAACTGTGATGCTCATTTAGAAATAGCAACTTCAGATGATAATATAACTTATACTGCGTTCCAAAATTTTGTAATAGGAAACTATACTGCGAGATATTTTAAATTTAGAGTATTCTTAACGTCAAGAGATTTAGCATCAACTCCTGTTGTTAGCCAAGTATCTGTAACAATAGATATGCCTGATAGAATATTTAGTGGAAATGATATAACTTCTGGTGCTGGAACATATACTATAACATTTACAAACCCATTCAAATCTGTTAATTATGCAGTTGGAATTACAGGCGAAGATTTAAACACAGGAGATTTTTTCGTTGTAGAAAATAAAGCAATAGATTCATTTGATGTAACATTTAAAAATTCAGGTGGTACAGCAGTAAGTAGAACCTTTGATTTTATTGCAAAAGGCTTTTAAAAGGAGTATAAGAAAATTATGGCACAAGGCGATTATTTAATTCAGAACCAATCATTCCCAAGTTTCAGATCAGATTTAAACTCTACTTTAGAGGCTATCAATACATCTAATTCAGGAACATCAAGACCAAGTTCAGCAGTTGCTGGAACTGTTTGGCTAGATACTACTTCAGCAACTACACCTACTTTAAAATTCTATGATGGTGCTGATGATATTTCTTTGGCACAATTAGACTACACAGCTAACACAGTTAATTGGTTAGATTCAACAGTAGCAACAGATTTAGTAAATGACACAACTCCACAATTAGGTGGTAGTTTAGATGTTAATGGTAATTCAATCGTTTCAGTTTCAAATGGAAATATTTCAATCACACCTGATGGAACAGGAAAAGTTATTTTAGATGGTTTATCACACCCAACAGCAGATGGAACTAATGGTCAATTTATGAAAACAGATGGTGCTGGAAATTTAAGTTTTGATACAGTAGATTTAACAAACTTATCAGCATCAAATTTAACAAGTGGTACTTTACCAGATGCTAGATTTCCTAGTGTACTTCCAGCAGTTAGTGGTGCTAACTTAACTAACTTGCCTAGTGGTGGTAAAGTTTTACAAGTTCTTCAATCTACTTTGACGAGTGATATTAGTACAAGTGCTGGTTCTTATGTAGATACTGGTTTGTCTTTAGCTATTACTCCAGCTGCTACAGATAGCAAAGTATTAGTTTCTATGAACATGAACTTTGTAAGAAAAAATGGAGATACTAATGTGTCATTTAGAATAATAAGAGCCTCTACAACAATCGTTTCAGATATTGGAAACATGGATACTGGAGATGGTCAGCAAATTACAGATGTTGTTAATTTTCAATTTTTAGATGCTCCAAGCACATCATCAGCAGTAACTTATAAAATACAATATAAAGCTGGTAATGCTTCTGTAAGTAGTGGTTCTGGTAGAATAAGCACTTTAATTTTAACAGAAATAGGAGCATAAAATGATTATTGATGCAATTTTAAAAATAAATCCAAATGCAAAAGTAATTGTAAAAGGTAGTGATGTTGATACTTGTACTATCGAATGGTTAGAAGGTACTACTGAAATTTCTAAAGCAGATATACAAGCTAAAATAAATGAAACTCAATATCAAAAAGATAGAGTTTATCCATCAATTCAAGACCAGTTAGATATGCAATACTGGGATAATGTTAATGGTACTACTACTTGGGAAGATGCTATTGCTAAAGTTAAAGCAGATAATCCTAAACCATAATGAATGATAAAATTCTTAAATTTACTAAAACATTGGAAAAGTAATTTATGGAAGAAATCAAAGAACGAATTAAACAACATGAGGGGTTTAGGGATACTGTGTATTCCGATAGTTTGGGTTTCGCTACTATTGGCTATGGTCATCTTGTATTATCCTCTGACAATTTCGTTGAGGGTGTTGCTTATCCTAAAGAAATTCTTGAAAAAGTTTTTGATAATGATTTTAAAATAGCATTAGATTCAGCTAGAGAATTATTAAGAGGAATAGAACATAATCATATAGTTTTTGGTGTAATCGTTGAAATGTGTTTCCAATTAGGCAAACCACGAGTTATGAAATTCAAAAAGATGTGGGAAGCATTAAAAGAAAAAAACTATTTAAAAGCTAGTGAAGAAATGATAGACAGTAATTGGCACAAACAAACCACAAAAAGATGTGAGAGTTTGGCTAGTACAATGAGAAACGCAAACCAATAGGAGAATATTATGCCAATGGGAAAAGGAACTTACGGAAGTAAAAAAGGTCGTCCACCTAAAAAGAAATCTAAAATGATGACTAAAAAGAAGAAAAAGAAGTAATGAAGAAGAAGCCTATATATGCCAAATCTAGACCAAAAAGTTTAGGAAAGCCTAAATCTTTTAATAAGAAGTCTAAAGCATATAAGTCAGCTAAAAGAACAGCAGATAAAAAGTTTGGTAAAAAGGTTTCTTTGTATAAGAACATATTTATTTCTAAAGCTATTAAGAAATATAAACCGAGAAAGAAAAAGTAATGAACGGATATACAACAACAAAAACTTTAAGTGAGTTTATTAATAAACGACCAATGAAGAAAAAGAAGAAGAAGAAAAAAGGTAAAAAGAAATGAGTTTATTCGATAACACATTTGCACCAATAGGATTATCTATTCAAAGAGGTAATGTTGGTAATTTTAGTGGAGTACATAAATTTGGATTAAATACTGCTGTAGGAAGTGGTGCATTTGAAACAGTATGGGACGGGAATAACACATACACCTATCCATCTTCTTCTGGTACTGCTACTGCAACTTCATCAGATACAGATGACAATACAGGAACAGTTAAAATATTTGGTTTAGACTCTAATTATGATTTTGCAGAAGAAACTTTGACTATTGGTGGAAGTGCTGGAACAATTAATTTTATCAGAGTATTTAGAGCAGTAATGATAACTGCAAATACAGGAACTGCAAATGTTGGAACAATTACAATAACAGTATCAACTACAACTGTTGCTCAAATTCGTGTTGGTTATGGTCAAACTTTGATGTGTGTTTATACAATCCCTAGAAACTATAATGCTTATTTAATGCAAATAGATTTAGGTAGTTCTAAAGATTTAGAAAATGAAATTAGATTTATTTCAAAAGAAATAGATAATGGTAATGTTTGGAACACAAGAGCATTTATAACTACAAGAGGTGGATTTATAGAAAAGAATTATGCTGTTCCTGTTAAATTTACAGAAAAGACAGATTTAGAATTAGTTGCTAAAGCTAGTGCAACATCATCAGTTAGTGCTGGGTTTGAATTAATACTAGAGAAAGTAGTTCAAAGCTAATGACTAAAAGACCAAAAAATACTTCTGAACATTTAATAAGTATCTATGGTCATATAGAAGGTCTAAAAAAATCAATTACAAATTTGAAGTCAAATCATATTTACCACTTGCATCAAGATGTAGAAAAGATCAACGATAAATTTGATAAACTTTTATTTTGGATAGTTGGTGGAGTTGGTGCTGTAGCTTTAGTGTTTATAACGCAAGTGCTTTACTTTCTATCTAAATAATATACAACAAATACTTGTATGAAGAATAAACGAATCCTTGTTATATCCGATATGCACATTCCTTATCATCATAAGGACTCAATCAAATTTTTAAAAGAAATCAAAAAAGAATTTAAGCCAGATAGAATTGTTAATATCGGTGACTCAATCGATTTTCACAATATATCTATGCACGACTCTAACCCAGACTTACCTAGTGCTGGAGATGAACTTAATTTAACAAGAAAATATATTAAAGAATTAGAGGGTATATTTCCAGATGTTACAGAAGTAGATAGTAACCATTCTAGTTTAGTATTTAGACGAGCATTAAAGTTTGGAATGAGCAAACAATTTATTAAATCTTATGGAGATTTCTTAGGTACTAAAAAATGGAAGTGGGTAGATAATTTAACCTTAACTATGTCTAATGGTCAAAGGTGTTTTTTTACTCATGGTATGAGTGCTGATATATTAAAAACAAGCCAAGCTATGGGAATGAGTGCTGTTCAAGGACACTACCATACTAAGTTTGTAATCTCTTGGTGGGCTAACCCAGATAATCTATTCTTTGGAATGAACGTAGGTTGTTTAACAGATCAAAAATCAATGGCATTTGAATATGCTAAAAATTTTAGAACTAGATTTATACTTGGTTGTGGAATTATCTTAGATGGTATTCCTAGACTACTTCCAATGGTTTTAGACCGAAAAGGGGATTGGATAGGTAAAATTGTCTAGTTTAAAGCCCCATAGAGCCATTTTAAAGGCTACTGATAAGCAA